TTTTCATTCCACTTTTGAATAGTCAGCGCGCCACTGCCTGCGCAAAGATCCATTACAACATCACTCTCCCCTGATAATTTAGCCAAAAGCTTCCCAAGGCTTACAGGTGTATAATCTTGTTTCTTTTCCTTCCTATCAGCTTCGTGATACTGATAAATCTTTTGCAACCAATCTTTTGACAAGTCGCCATTTACAACTTCTTCAAATGCCCGCATCTTCTCATAATTGTCAAGATTTTTCATCAGCACAGATCCTAAATCTTTTACTTCTGCAATTTCAAAGATTTCTAGTATTTTCGACTTTAACTCACTTAACTCCAATCAATCATACCTCCTCCTACTTTCTTTATGTACAAGCTTAATCCTGTCTCCAAGCCTAAAGCCTGCAAGCTCCACTATGTACTTGATATGCTGTACAAGCTTGTCATGTTCCGCCTGCTCCTTTAATCTTCTCTTTTTCGCTTCTTCTATGGCCATGATAGCCTTATACGCCGTGCTATCTTTGTAGCCCTCTGCGTTGTGTTTGATGTCGTTACTCATTCATTTAGTACCTCTTTTGCAAGCTTTGTAAGTTTTTCAAACTTTCCTGCGACTTCTTTAAAATCACTTATATACTCTTTTCTTTTTCTCTTAAGCGCCACTATAATGGCTTTTCTAATTAGCACTTGGTCGTCTGAAGATAAAAATGAATTCAAGTTAATTCTCTCTTGTGCAACTGTTCTGCCGGCTTGCCATACATTAATGTTAGTAGTGAAACTTATTCCTTCTATGAGTGAATAGGTCTCAATTCTCTCTATCATCTCGTCAATTTCATCTATACTTCTTATACTTTTTACCACCTCATTTGCAGCCATTATGACTTCATCTACTTCTTTTTTTGTCATTCTTCCGCATCCGTCAATATTGCCTGTATCTCCCTCGCATATTCCAATGCCTCGGCATTTCTCTGCTCTAATCTTTTATAAATTACTTCTATAGCTGCGTTTGTTATATCGTCAAAGTCGGAGCTGTATAAAACCACTGGACAAAGCTCTCCGCCTCTCCATCCTCCCGCACTGAAAGTAATACAAATATCCATGTCTTTCATCCACTCCCTTAAGACTTCTATATCTTTGTACCCCTTTTTAATTTGGTCTAACTCAAAACTAATTTTACTAAGCAACTCCCAAATCTTTTCGGCTTTCTCTTTTCCCATCTTTCACCTCTGCTATAATATTTGTATTTAATATTTTTTATGTATTTATATACATTGCCCTTTTATCTCTCCGCTTGCCCCAAGCTCAAGCACCTCTATGCCCATTTCTTCCGCAAGCTTTTTCTCCATACGCGCACCTTGCGACTGCTGCCAGCCTTCAAGCATGACCATCTTGTCCGCCATTCCCACTAAGGCAAAGCAAAGAGTCATATACTCTTCATGACTACCGCTCGGTAGCATGTTGCCCATCCACATTGGATTTATTACCTCATCATTTTTAAAAATATCCCTCACTTGATTTTCAGCTTTTAGAAAATTCAAGTGATAATTTTCAACGCCTGTAATGGGTCCTGATAAATATATCCTCATACCTTTTTCTCCTCCTCAAAGTTAAATTCCATCTGCCCTTTTATCGTCTTATCCTCAATCCACCATCTGAATACAGCCTCTGCATCCTTCCAAGATTCGCCTTTATTACTTTCTTTCCCCTTTCCTTTTCTGACTTCAAGCATTTTTTCAAAGGCTTTTATATATCTTTCTTTGTATGCAGGAAATGTCAGAATATCTCTTTGTTTTTCCCGTTTGTTCGCTAAAGGACATAAGATGCAACCTACTCTGCTGTACCCCATATCGTACAACTCATTGTATGCAATATTGTTTTCATGTATGTAGCCCCAAATTTCAGCATCCGTCCATTCGTATATCGGATTTACAAGTATTGTTTTATGTTTTCTTGCCGTTGTGACAAGCGTGCAATCCCACACTTCGTCTTGCTCTTTCGCATTTTTAAAGACTTCTTCCGTATGCTCTAAGCTAAAGTACCTTGAATCTTTAAGTTTCTTACCGGCTGTCGAAAATATATTTCTATTTTGCCTTTTTCTTGACTCTGTAGCCCTTACTCCCAAGGCCACAACCCTGTTTCTTTCTGTACCCTCTTTGAATACTCCGCAGCAGTATCGTACAAGCCTTGTAGGCGGCATACCTTTTTGCACTATCAAACTAAACATATTTATCGGCTTGCCCTTGTATATCGGCATATTCTTGTATGCCTTTATGCCTTTTTCTTTCAGCTCTGCAAAAACCTTGTTTACGTGTCGATTTGTCTGCGGTGCATCCACGGTCGTAATGCTGTGAGATACTTCAAAGCTTATGCCCGATTTTATCGCTAGATCAAGCAAGACATCGCTATCTTTTCCACCGCTGTATGTGACGACTACAGGCTTATCGTAAAAGTCTCTCGCTATCTTTTCGGCCGTCTTGAGTGCCTTGATAGCTTTGCTTATTTTCTCTTCGTTCACTTTTCTCCCTTTGCCATTCGTTTTATATGCCCTAATTTTCAATTCTAGGATACCTAGAATACATTTTTATTGTCTTAGTGATACCTTTATCCACTCCGCTATAAAAACGCCATATAACGCATTTTGTAACGCCGTTTAATTTTGTAATATTAAATTTTATTATTAAACTAGTCGAAATCGACCGGTTTAACACTTAAAGTTCTTTGAGTTGCACCTCTACTCTTGCCGTCTCTGCGTAAGCTTTGTAGACCAAAAGCAAACTAACTTGTGCATCGTCTGTGTAGGCCACTCCGTTGAGTGCATCTAATATGCTTTTGGCCAAATTGTCAGCGTCTATCTTTTTTGTGTAGCCGACTTCTCCACTAAGCATCTTTTGCCTTTGCTTTTTACTTGTCGCCTTCGGTGGCTCAAAATATCCGCATATAGTCGCACCGATAGTGCCTTCAAGCTTTTCTCCGCCTGCTGCTATGTATGACTCTTTTACAAGTCTTTCATACTCTGCGGTCTGCCTCGGCGTGTATGTCCTTACCGCTGTACCCCGTCTTGAAAAGCGTGGTCGTTGTTTGCCCACAGGCTTGCCCGGCACTGTAAAGGCTATATATCTTTTATTTTCAGCCATCCGCTACTCCTTTCATCTGCTTCATAAATGCTTCTTGCATATCCGCATCTATGTCGTCATTTCTTTGCTCAAAGTTATTGAATTTTGTACCTGTAGGCTTCTTTGCAGCAGACGCACTTGCAGGCTTATATTTGTCTTGCTCTCTTGACAACCAAGCGTTTACAAAGCGCTTCATGCCCACTTTCGTTTTTCGTTTTGTAGGATTAGCGTCTGACCATCCGACCATCTTTCGCATCTCTTGATAGATGTCTACCGACGGATACAAGCTCTTGTACAAGTCTATATCCGCTTGAAAGAAGGGATAGCCCTCTCCCGTGTTGGTCGGTATCTCAAATAACGGCCGCTCTTTTTCATCTGTCGCCTGCTGCTCTTTTTTTGGCTCCGTGCAAACATCTGCGATAGCAGATGTATATTCTATTTCTTCTTCTACTTCTACTTCTACTTCAGGCGGTGAGTTACCGTGGTCAACCGTGGTTAACGGTGAGTTACCGTGAGTCACCGTGGAATTGTCAAGATTATCACAATCTTCTAAGTTTGGAGGCTCCGGATACAGCGACCTTTTTGCCTGTATCCTTTGATGTTTTTCCCAACTTGGGAAGTAAAAATACATCTCTTCGCCAACTCTGTAGATTTTCACTAAGCCTTCATTTTGTAGCTCTTTAAAGCCTGCACTGATACTTTTAGCCGTCACATCTTTGCGCCTTGGAAAGCAAAAACCTTTTACCAAATCAGGATCCGCGCTACCTCTTCCGTAATCGTCTACATAAGTGAGTAGATATGTCCAAAGTCTAAACTGAAAATCAGTCAATCTATTTATTTGTAAATCTGTCCTTATGGTCTCTTTTATCATCCTATTGCCCATATCTTCTCCTTTTTATCATCAAAGAGATAAGCCATGCGGTGCTTTTAAGCTGTGACACATATACCAAAAATTAGAAGTATTTAAAACTTGAAAATTCCTATGGTCAAGTTCTATACAGCTGGCATATCGGGAATGTACCGGACGGCCCTCCATCTGCTTTCTCATTGTGCTACGCACCTACAGAGGTTGGTCAACACGGCAAGCCCCTACGACCCAGTCGCATTACTGTGATACCTAAAATATTAAGCATAAATATTTTTTTGTTTCGGTTCGCACCTTAGCTTTATCTCTATGATTTTTTCTTAGTCTTGATTACTCAAAAAGCGCCTTGCTTATATCGTCGTCGCCCTCTTCTTTCACTTCCTCCTGCTTCTTTGTATCCTCTTTCTCTTCTGTATCTTCCTTCTTCTCTGTCGCCTCACTGTCGACTACTTTATCGTCGCCATTTTCTGTATAATTATTCATATCTTCCTCGGTCTCCACATATGACTTACTGCCGTCTGAATTTATCACGGCCATATCGGAATCTATAGCAGTCACTAAATCTATACTCATAATTCCCCACTTGCTTATGAGTTGTCTAAGCATGGTTTTATATGCCATACTGTCGAAATCTTTCGACCAAAATGTGTATTGATTTCCTTTTCTCTTATCTGCTGCATATCCGGCAGAGTACTTTATTGCGTGAGCTTCCATCTTTGCCTTGCTCCAGTACATCGCCTTCTTAAAGCCGTTTGTGTACTCAAACATTGCATAGTAGCCGATTGTAGCCGTCTTTTCTCTTTCCTCTTCGTCATCTATCAAATTGACTTCTATCTCTTCATTTAAAGGATCATAGCGAACAAGCTCGCCTTCTTTTATTGCCAAGACATTTATTTTCTTGTACTGGCCTGACCTTATAGCAAGCTGGATGTATCCCTTATACCCAAGTTGGAATTGTGCCACCTTGCCGTCTTTGTTGTTAAACGGAACAAGGTAGTACTGGCCAAGTTGTGGACTTGGTGAGAGATTAAGACTCTCTCCAAGCAATGCAGCAGATAAGATACTTGCATTACTGCAAGTCTGTAGTTCTTTATTGTTATTTACTGCCGATACGATAGAACTTATAAAGCGTGTACCGTTTTTACTACCTACCACTTTGTTTATCTGCTCCTTGACTGCATCCGCTGTCAGGTATGCCGTGAAGCCTGTCGCCTTCTTCTTTGCTACTAAACTGTTTTGTACTGCCATTTTTATATCCTCCTAATTTTGATATTATTTAATTTTAGCCATGCGGCTAACATCTTTGCTTCTTTAGCGCTTAGGTACGCTTCAAATGCTGTCCACTCTCTTTTTACATCTGTAGCAGTCTCTTCTACTTCTTGCATATCCGGAGTAACTTCTTCCTTTTCCTGCTCTTTTCTCTCTTCTTCGGCCTTTTTCTTTTCAGCTATATCGACCATATATTTCGCTTTTTCTAAAGCCTCATTAAGATTTAAGGTCTCTTTATATACTTCTGTAGCCTCAAAGCTGTATTCCTTAAGCTCCGCTATGGTCTTAAGATTGCACTTGATACTGTTAAATTTATTACTTATTACAGTTTCGACCATCTTCAGCGATATACTTGCATTTAAAAACTTATCTTCGAATATCTGTTCAAAGCTTATAAATTCAAGCTCTTCACCCTCTGCATCCTTTAGCTTCTCAAATAATGCCTTGACTTCTTCAAGCTTCTTTTGTTTTTTCTCTTCCTCATAGCCTTTGATTTGTGAGTCTATGAAGGCTACAGGTTCTTTTATAACTGCAAGCAAGTCTTTTATTTGTGCTTCAAATTGCTCGTATGGCTGTAAGCACTGCTTTTTTAGCTCTTTTCTCTTGCCATCTATAGCAGTCGCTAAGGCGTTAAGTTTCGCCCTGTAGGCTTTTGCTTCTTTAATTTGGTCTTCTGTATATACAAGACCTTTATATTGCTCAAGCTTCTGTGATAGCTCCGCCTTGAGTTCCTCATAATTCCACTCGATAGGCTTTATAAATCCGTCTTCGCTCGGATTGTATATCTTTAGTTCCATCATTCCTCCTTTTGCGACATAATAATGTCGCTTTTATTGCTATATTGTCACTGCCGCCAATATAGACCATCTTGTTGACGTCACCAAAATGGTCGTCTTTCCCGACGTCGGGAAAATAGCATCTTTATATATCCGGAAGTATCAGATCGGGCATCCTTCTAGCCTCTACACACTTCCAAAACTTTCTTTCTTCCTCCGCTAAGTACTCTATATCTCCTTCAACCTCACTTCTTTCAATAAAGTAGTGCTTAGTCTGCAGGTATATCTGCCCACCAAATTCGCTCTTAAGCTGTGCCTTAAGCACTACAAAATCAAATTCAGTGACCATCAGATAATGCAAAACCTGTATAAAGTAATTATCGGGGATTCTGTCCTTCCACTTTTCTTTTTGCATACTCTGTAAAATATTGGTTGTTTTTATCTCAAGTATGCCCCTTCTGCCATCATCGTCTATAAGCTCACCGTCAAGGCTTGCGTGTGCAAAAGGATACTTGCTGTTTAAGTACATATTATTGTCAAAGTACTGTACTTGATATTGCGGAAAGTCTAATCTAAACAACTCTCTTAGATGCTCCTCCGCCTTTGTGCCATATAGCACGTAAGGCTTATCGGATATGTCAGGGCTTTCTTTTTGCCCCGTCTTTTCTAAGTACAAATCGGTATTTGTCTTATAGGGATTCAATCCCACAATTGCGGCGGCATCTGAACCGCCGATTCTGCTTCTGTGTTTTAGCCACTCTTCACGATTGGCCAATATCTTTCTTTCTATCATCTTTAAGCCTTCAGTATCATGCTTGCGACCTGCTCCGCTGTGAAGCCCAGTGTGGCCGCTATCGCCCTTAACTCAAACACTGTCATGTCAGCCGGGTGGTCTCTTT